GGCAGAGATGACGCAGCTGAAGGAGCTACTGGCTCAAGAGCGAGCGCGCGCCGAGGCGCTACAAGCCTGGAAAGCAGAGCATGGTGGCGGTGGTGAATAATGATCCGAATGATCCGAACGATCCAGGCGCTGGACCTGGCGCGTGACAGCGAGGGGTGACGGGGCTGGCAACTTAACGGAGAGGAACGATGGCGTTCTGGGATAAAGTAGGTGGGGCAGCGAAGTGGATCACGGACCCTAAGCAGTTGCTAACGGCTGCCGGGTTCATGGTTGGTGGTCCCGTAGGCGCGGGAGCAGGCCGGGCGATCGGCGGGATGGTCCCCCAATCAGCCGGCCCAGTACCGTGGGGTGCCCTTGGCGCTGACACGAGCGATTTCCGCGAGTCCACGCTAGCGGACGGCTTGGACTGGGGGGATGTCGGCACGGCCGGCAAAGATTTCGTCTCCGGCTACTCGGCCGGCAAGATAGGCCAGCAGGTCCCTGGCATAAAGAACCTAGAGGGGGACTCCCTTATCCGTGCGTTCGGCGGGGGCCAACAGGGTATGCAGGGCATGGGGGCGAATGCCTTGATGCAGAACAACCCTGACTTCATGCAGACCCCTAACTTCGGTCCAGGGATGGGCTCGGGGGTAGCCCCGCCCGTAGCGGGGGGCCTGGGGGTGGATGCGTCTGGCTTCATGCAGACCCCCAACTTCGGTCCAGGGATGAGCCCGGCAGGAGCGCTGCCCGGCGCTGGCGGGGGTGGTGGATTCTCCGGCCAATACCCGAACTACGCACGCTTTGCAGGGGCGGGCTCGGCGGGAGGAGGGGTAGCCCCGCCCGCAGTGAGGGGGGTGGGGGTGGGGATGGATGCACTAACACAGAGGAGCCCCAACTTCAGTGCGCGGCCGGTCCCTGACTTCCGTTCGTTTGCAGATGAGAACGCACGCACCCCCACAGAAGGAGGTGGATTCTTCGGCAATCTTAGTATGATGGAGAAGCTGTACCTGGGGAGTCAGGCGGCGAGCGCCCTTCCCGAGGTCTATGGTGCGATTCGCTCGGGCTCAGGTGGCGACAAGATCGGCCCGGCGCCGAGTGGGTGGGGGGCGCAGCCGAGGTACGCAATCCCGAGCTACTCTGACTGGCGCTCACGGGGGGCTTAGTTATGGCAGAGGACAGGTGGTCTAGGGTCGGCGATGTCGGTTCTAAGCTTGGCGAAGCACTGATGCGGATCGCCACGATGGCGGATGACCGTAAGTACCGGCAAGCTGTGCTTGCACGACAAGGCGCATACGACCAGATGGCGGTCGACAGGATCGAGACGGATAAGCAGCAGTTGGCGTATAACGCCATGATGGACCATGCTGGCTTTATAAAGGAGGGGTGGACCGGCACTCCAGGCACACAGGTGTGGACAGAGGGACAGGCTCCAGTCGATATAGGCGTGGAACCGCCCGACCTCTCCGGGGGGCTCTTCGATAGACGGCCTACTGAGATCAATCCGCTTACTCAGGCCGCGATGGGTGGAATGGGTGTCGATGTCGAGCCGGGCGCGACCTATCCGGGCCCGTCTCCGATCAGTATGGGCGGCGACCCGTCCCAGTTCGGGGCCGAGCTCATGCAGGCCCCACAGCTCGGCCGCGACTTCGTTCCGGGGAGCTTCGAGGACGCGAGCTTCGATCCGACCAGGAGTACGGCATTCCAACAACAGCAAGCGCTAAACGCACTCGGGACACCTCCGACCTATAGCGTCAGTGGTGGTACTCCGAGCGTAACGGGCCTCCGAACCGAAGAGGCTGCCACGGGCTTCGCGGCACGCAACCCTGACGAGACTGGCGCGAGATTCGGCATCGACCCGGCAACAGGCCGGATGACCGTGTCAGGGGCGTCTAGCCTCGAGGAGATCCAGGCGATTCTGTCCATGACAGATCCGCCACCTGGCGTAACTGTCGATGCGGCTTCGGGCCTACGGGCTGAGTTCTCAAGCGACCCGATAGTACGGGACGCCCAGAAGGTTGTGACATCGTATGCGAAGTTGAGGGAAGTGGCACTGGCAGAGCCGACTGGCCCCAACGATCTGTCCATCATCTTCTCCTTTATGAAGATGCTGGATCCCGGCAGCGTGGTGCGCGAGAGCGAGTTCGCTAACGCTCAGAACGCGCAGGGCGTGCCGGAATTGATATGGTCACAGTTCAATCGGGTGCAGGCGGGTGAGCGCTTGGCCCCAAGTGCTCGTTCCAAATTCCTGAAAAGTGCTGAAAACCTACTTGAAGGCCAGAGGCTAGCTCTTGATCCGGTTATAGAGAGGTACAAGGGTCTAGCCGAGCGGGGCGGCCACATCTTTGAGAATGTCGGGTACGATCCACTTCAGGGAGCTGGCGGGGGGGCGGGCTCTGTCGCCAATCTGGCAGATCGCATCGATGAGCTGATGGGAGCAGGGGTAGGCGACGACGAGATCGAGCGGATGCTCCTTGATGAGGGATACTACGCAGCGGGGGTCCCAGAGTGAGCCACGGAAACGGACCACAAGATCCTGGCATAAGGGCCCTCATAGCACAGAGGCGGGCGTTACGCGGAACCAGGCTCGGCGCGGCTGCGCGTGGGATAGGGCAAGGGTTCACCGTTGGGCTCAGCGACGAGGCGATGGGAGGGATAAGAGGGTTAGGCGCTATGTGGCCTGGCGGTATGTCACCTGGCGAAGCCTACACGGAGGGGACCGAAGGAGCTCGGGAACGCAACCGGGCGTCTAGGGAGGCGTACCCCTGGACCTACGGCGCCGGAGAGGTCGCTGGCGCTATAGCTCCTATGGTGGGGGCAGCGCTGACGACTGGTGGCGCGGGAGGCGCAGCGGTCGCTGGCAGCACGGCAGCTCGCATGGGGGCCCTTGGCGCGAACGTGGTTCGGGGGGCTGCCACCCGCCCAGCGCTCGGTATGATGAGCGCCAGGACGGCCGCTCGTCCCTTCGTGGGTGGTGCGATCGAGGGTGGTGCCCAGGCTTTCGGGCACGCGGAAGGTATGCCGTGGGAGAGGACCGCCGAAACCTTGCTCGGCGGGGCCTTGGGCTGGGGGGCAGGTGGGTTGGCGCAAGGAGTATCCAGGCTCGGCGGCGCTATAGGCAGCAAGTTGATGGACCTGACGGGGGTCAGGGCCGCGACGAGTGAGTCAGCGGAGGGCGTGGCCGCTAGCCTTCTGCGTCGGATCCCCGGCGTCGAGACGATCCAAGACCAGGCCACACGACGGGTCGCACGAGCTCTGCCGGAAGGCCAGGTCACGCCCGAAGGCACGATCCAGGGCAAGGACCTCCAGGAGGCCATCGGGCTGCTCGAAGCGAATCCCGAACGTGCGCTCATGGACGTGAGCCAACAGACACGGGGGGTGGCCCGTGGGGCTGCCACAATCCCCGGCCGAGCGAAGGAAGACATACCGGCGTTCCTCCGAGGGCGTCATACCGGCCAAGAGGTGCGGCTGATCGATGACATCCTGGAGCTCAGCGATCAAGATGTCCGTCAGTCGTTCCGAGAGTCCACGCAGGAGATTATGGAGCGCAGGTCTGCGGCCTCGAAACCGCTTTACGAGGCTGCCTACAACACACCTGAAGGTGTCGCCCGAACCGTGTCGCGGGATGTGGTTGACCCGGATGGGACCTTGCTGAACGAGAAGGTCTTCCGAGAGGCGTATGAGAAGGGGCGCGAGCTCGCGAGGCTCCAAGGTGTGGACCTTCCCCCCCTGACAGACGACCTCATCGACATCCCTGTCCAGGCGGTCGATTACATGAAGCGGGGCGTGGACGAGATAATTGAGTCTGGCAAAAGGACTGGCGGCATGGGCTCACAGACGGCCGCTACCGTTGATGGTATGAGGCGCGAGATGTTGGGGCGGGTAGACGACGCGGTGCCCGAGTTCGGTCAGGCCCGAGCGTTTTGGAGGGGTGGCGCGGAGGAGCTAGAAGCCCTTGAGGTCGGACGGAAACTGTTCAAGGATGCACCAAGCGACACGCAGTATCTCGTGAGCGAGATGAGTGAAGGCGAGCGCGAGATGTTCCTGCGTGGCGGCGTTGAGGCCTTTGCGGAGCGACTTGAGAATATACCCAAGGGTCATGACTTGACGATGGCGCGACCACTCGCCGATCGCACAATGGACAGGGAGCGGATGCGTATGCTGTTCCCGAGCGACGAGGCTTACGATGCGTTCCAGCGCCAGGTAGCTAACGAAGTGCGGATGGGGTCGAGCAACAGATTCGTCAACCAGCAGTCGGGGACGGTGGACAAGGCACTTGAGGTCGCGGACCTGGTCGGCATTGATGCGGCTGGCAGTATGCTCGGCGGCGGCGGTGTGGCGGCACAGGTATTGAACGCAGGCAGGAAAGCGTTAAGGGGCCGGATGACATCCTACTCCGGCGATGTGGCCGAGCAGATGACGCCGCTCCTTACCGCCCAGGGGAAGGATGCCGCCGACCTCACGCGACGGCTTATGGGGCCGCAACAGCGATCCATACGGCAAGAGTTCGTCACGCAGGGCGTGCCCACTATAGCTGCCAGCACGCTGGCAGGTAGCGCGGTAGGAGAATCCATGACAGGGGACCAGGTGGCCTACCTGAGATCCCAGGGGATGACCGACGAGCAGATCGCGGTGCTGGCTGGTGCTGGCTGGCAGAATGCGCCTCGCTCGGGGACCGTGCCGCGCTCCGGGGCGCCGATCATAAGGCCTGGCGGGTGAGATGCCGTTTCATGGCAATCACGGCGACCCAGACCTACTGCGTCGGATCAGGGGGCTATTAGCCCGGTATACCCCTGACTGGCGAACCAAACAGCGCCGCCTTGAGGGCCCGGAGCTGCTCGCCCAGCGGGACGTTACTCGGGTAGCCACCAAGCCGCCCCCACCTGCGGCGTACTACGAGCAACTAGGGGCCCTGGCGATGCAGACCGGGCTTACCCCCCCCACGCTCCCACGGCTGGATCTTCCGCAGAAGGTCACCCCGGCACAGGAGGCCACCCTGGGGCCAGGGCCCATTCAGGCCGATGCCACGAGGGTGGCTGCCCAACCTCAACCCGATGTCGTCATGGGCCAGGAGCGACCCGAGCACGTGATAGGCGCCGGGCACACACCTGAGTTCAGGCCCATACCGGGGAGGGCGGGAAGCAGGGGTCGCGCGGCTGACCTTGCGACCACCGCGCTCGGTAGGGCTTACGAGCTGGCGGGCAGTGCCACCGCCGGGGCCCACCGTGTCGTTTTGCCGTCCATAAGGGGAGCTGCCGCTGTGTTCCCTGGCGGTATGACGCCTAGCGAAGGGTGGACGGCTGGCAAGGAGCAGGCGGATCGGATAACGCAGAGAGCCCGTGATCTTGCCGGCCTGAGTGAGTACAAGAGGAGCGGGATCAGCACGGTCAACGTGCCGGCCGTGGAGGGCGCCGTTGACTTGGCGGCGTTTATGGTGCCATTCGAGGGTGCGGCTATGGCTACCTCTGCGTTAGCCGGCAAGGCTATTCCTTGGATCACTAGACGCGCAGTTCAACAGATGGCTGCTGCACCTCGGGGCTTACGGGAATATAACCTCGGCCGGGGCATATCTGTTCCCGGTGCCCCGACTGCCAACAGGCAAGTTCTGGAACAGGCTTTCCAGGGAATAAGTAAACCGACGATGGTGGCTGGACGGGCGCTGGAGGCGGTTGCTAGCCCCGTAATGAGAAGTCCGGGGGTGCGAAGGTCTGTCCCCGGCCAGGTGGGCGGCTTCGCGGGTCGATATGCGCCGGGCGATGTTGCCTTGTCATTGGAACAAGACTTCCCCGGCCTGCACCATCTCGGGACTGCCATGCGCCAAGAGGAGATCGCAGCCGGTGGCTTCGATCCTGGTGAACACTTCCTGTCTCGGCTGGGGCTTAACGTGGCGGGCACCGCCGTCACGTCCGCACTTATTGGCGCGGTTGGGCGGCAGGGGTCACCGCCCCAGGTAGGCGAGGTGGGTACTCGTCCGCGTCCAGCGCAGCCGCGGAGGCTAGCGGCGCCCCAAGTGGAGGTGGGTCTGCGTCCTGGGCCGAGGGCCGTGGACACACCCAGACTGCGAGCCGTCGAGGACGTGCCCCGGCTGCAAGGCCCCGCACCGCCCGAGGTTCCCCTGGGGGCCAGGTCGGTGGAGCAGCCAGATTTCCCCGAGCTCAGGCTAGAGAGGCTTAGGGGCCCGGCGGGAATCGGGCCCGAGGTTCGCCTGGACGAGTTAGGCCAACCGGCACCAGTCGATCCTGATCAGCGCGGGTTAAGATTCCCCGAGCGCCTACCCGGCGAGGTGGACACCGGCATGGAGGGCAGGTGGTACAGCAGGCTACAGGCCGCGATCGAGGAAGCGCCTACCCCTCTCCCCGGAGGCAAAGCTACCGGGCAAGAGTGGAACCGCTTCCTTGACCCAGCCAAGCGCGGGTTCGGTGAGATGGAGACGGAGTGGACCGGCCTCCGTGGGTACCTCGCGGACAACGCGGACGAGGTGCTCACCAAGGATGAGGTGCTCGGCTTCGCCCGCGAGAATGAGATCAAGCTCAAGGAGACCATCAAGAGTGACGCACGGGTCGATGTGGCGAGGGGACAACTTCAAGACGCGGGCGCTCCCGGCGACCTCGTGGACTACCTGCCCGGGGATGTAGGGCCGAGGCCCAGATTTGCGGACCAGACACAAGGCCAGTTCGGGCTCGATCCGAAGTCGAACTACGAGGAGATACTGGTGCGGTTGGATAGGCCTGAGGGGGCAGGTAGGCCATTCACAGGAGGCCACTGGAAGGAGCCCGATGTTCTGGGTCATATCCGCAAAACCGACCGCGAGGTAACGGCAGTAGAGGGCAGGGCGGCAAAGGGCAAGTCGTTTCACGTCGAGGAGTTCCAGAGCGATCCGCTCCAAGAGGCCCGTGAGGTCGGGTTCGAGAGTGATCGCGTGGCCCTAGAGGCCGAGGCCGATGCATTAGATAATAAGCGTATTGCAGAACTACAAGAGGGCCTCCAGGCCAACACAATAGCTATGCGGCTGGATCCTGAAGTGCCAGAGATGGAGCGCCTCCTAAGTCGTCGCGAAGAGATCATCCGCAGCGGCAAGTTGCGTGGCGAGGCAGTCCCCGATATGCCGTACAAGAATACCTCCGAGTGGGCCGCCCTCCTCGCTCGCAGGGCCCTACAGCGGGCGGTGAAGGGCGGCCACGATCGCATCTCCTGGGCGACAGGCAAACAGGCCGCCGAGCAGGCCGCCCAACTGAAGCGCGTTAGCAGGATCGAGTACGACCAAGGGACGGGGACACTCGAAGCGTGGGACCTAGATGGCGAGCGGGTAATAAAAAGGTCGGGCATCACTCCCGAGAAGTTGCACAAGCAGATCGGCAAGGGCTCAGCCGCACGGCTGATGGAGCCGGTCGGGGCTCCCGAGGAGAAGCTTGCGGCGGCTCGGGCGCTCCAGGGCGAGGAGCTTGCGGCGGCTCGGGCGCTCCAGCGCGACGCGGCCGAGAAGTACGCCACAGAAATAGAGCGGAGCATTAGGGAAGGCACCCCCGGCCCACATGGCTTGTTCAGCGAGGAATTTCGTTCTAGTGCAGACGCAGCCCGTGGCGATCCCGACGCCGTTGTGGGGTCGTTGGAGCGTTACGGGTACGGGCACGAGCAAATGGACGAGCTTGGGCGACTCGAAAAGCGCGGCAGTAGTCCGGTACGCAACCTGAGAGTGGAGGAAGTTCAAGCGACCCGCGACGACCTGATCCGAACCAATGTCGATGTTCGCGAGCACGTCGGCACTGAGGTGGGGGACCGCATATTCAGGGTTGTGGACGAGAATACTGGTGATGTGCTGACCTCAAGGCGTGCCCGCGAAGCAGCGGAGGAAGTGGTGGAGCGTATGGAACGAGTTCGCTCCATCGGGGCCCTCCCCGGCGAAGACCTCACGATCGGCGGCCAGGGCATGATCGAGTTCTACGACAGAATTGTGCCCAATGCGTTTATGAAGGAGCTCAAGAAGTACGGTGCCGTGCTGGAGGGGGTGGATGTCATACCTCCCAACCCCCGCAAGACGTATGTGCAGGAGGGGGTGGATGTCGAGCCCCCCGACGTGCGTCAACAAGGCGGTTGGAATGGCGCTTGGTTTAGATACGAGGGAGGCCAAAGGATTGATTTCCCGTATGATACTGAACAAGCGGCCCTCGCTGATGCTATCCCCTCCGCAAGGGAGCGCAACCTCTCCATCAAGATCACTCCCCAGATACGGGATGCGATAGAAGGTGGGACACGTCTGGCGATGCCACCACACCTCCTCGTAGGGGCCGCTGTTGGCGGCCTTGGAGGTGCGGCAGCGCCCGCCGAGTCAGAGGAAGAGAGGTGGAACAACATCCTCAAAGGCGCCATCGGAGGTGGCGTCGCGGGCGCCACTGTGGCCGGCGCCTCCTCGCGCCTCACAGGGCCCGCTGGTGCCAGGTTTAGAATGGGAGCCCGTGATGTCCTTAGCAGGCGGCTCGCCGGCCGACCACTCGGAGAGGGCGCGGTCGTCCCCCAAGAGGCCGTGTCAGGCGGCAGGCACGGCTTTGCCCCGTCTGAGTTCTGGGACCGGCTCAACCAAGCGGGCGGGACGATGAACTTTACGAAGGACATAAGGGTCGCGCAGATGGAGGGCGAGGGATGGCTGTCGCGTGGCACCGATGTGACCCTTCCCATCGTGGAGGCTCTCGTCCCTGGGACCGGCAAAATGAAGGTCGCTGTGTTATTCGGTCACGGGTTCTATGAGGGCGGGTACAACCCCAACGAGATCGTGACCCTCGACGTAGAGCTCGGTGGCCCGGACATCGCGGAGAGTGCTATCAATGCCTACCGGGCGGTCAACGGCGTTCTTCGCGGCCAAGACGCTCAGTCAGGGTTCGGTCTCAATCCGGTGGGGTCTTCAGATCCGAAAGCTACGGGGGGCTGGGTAATCGGTCGTTACGTTAACGGGAAGGTGGGAGCACTCAAGCCTGCCGAGCTGGAGCGGGTCGCGAAGGATCTCGCGAAGGCAGGCTACGACTCTACGGTCTTGGATAGCAATGGCAGGGTGGTTGTTATAGATTACGATGGCGCTGGTGCGGCACTGGATCAAGCTGTCCTCGGCCTTCCCGGCGAGGGGATCGCTGCCGAGCCTCGCGACTTCACCACCCTTTGGACGGAGGGAACCCATGCATATCTTGAAGCCTTCCAAGGAAACGGACGAGCTGTTGAAGGGGTGGCATCTCATCTATCCGATCGGGTCCTCCCGGTCTACGAAAGATGGGCCACCGAACTCGGGCTCGGGCCAGACTCCTACGCCGGCCTCACAGCCCGCATTGAAGAGCTCGAAGCCCACGCCCAGCAGCTTGAAAGGCCGCTAAGCACTCCCGAAAGCGCACGCAGCGGGCTCGAAGTTGCCGACGCCGCTAAGGTGGCGGCCAGGCAGTTTCGTCGTCTAACCGCGACATCCGAGTCCTCCATCGCACGAACGCTGGGGTCGAGGATGAAGACGGTTATAGACGAGTTCATAGAGGGAGCCGACCTCGATCCAGCCCTCGTCAGCGACTGGTTCAAGGGAGGCACGAGGAAGGCCCGCCTGATCGCGCAGAACTCGATACCAGAGCTCCGCAACGACGCCGACTTCACGGTATTCACTACCATCTCGTCCCTCCTCTCCAACGGGCAGACGGTCGCGAGTGAAGCAGCCGCAGGTCTAGGCGTGATGGAACAGTACTACCGGACGGGCAAGTTTAGCGTCATGGATCCCGGCCTGCCGGGCAGCGCTCAGCGTGCCGCGTGGGAGAGGTCGCACTATACCTTCGGCGTTGAAAGCGCGGCCGGGGGGCTCAGGGGGCAAAAGGCGATGCGCGGGCCCCAAGGCTGGAGTTTCCCGACGTTGGCTGGGGACGCCGAGCTTGTGGGCGGGGCCCATCATGCGCTGACGCACGAGGACGGGCTCATGGCCCTCAACGACATGGTCGATGACCTTGGGCTGGAGGGCGCGGCGGCCTACCTCCAAACGACGGTGAACGTGCTGAGGGATGGCGTCCGCACGGACGTTCTCGTGATGGAAGATGTCTTCGGAGAGAAGGTCGGCCGCTACTCTGGCGACAAGCTGGGGCTGCCAGACCTCGGCCGAGGAACTGTCGATGCGTGGGGCGCTCGCGGCTACCATATACTCATGGGCTCTGCCGACAATATCTCGGCTGCCGGCAAGATCGATGACGCTGTGCCCGACACCATGCGCGACCGACTCAACGTGGCATTCGGGAAGCTAGCTAAAGCTCGGGGGTCCGATATCAAGACGGTACAGGCGCTGTTCTGGTACGGCGTGAAGTGGGCCTACCTCAGAGCAGGAGGGGCCGAGAAGCAAGGCGCATATGATACGCTTCAGTCTGCGGCTGCTCGGGCGCTGGCTGTCCCCGGTCCCCTGAACGTGCCTACCCCCGCAACCACAGAGATCCCCATCGATCTGATGCCAGAGGTGTCGATGGGGATCCCAGACCACCTAGTCCCCAGGGTCACGGTGGACGAGGGCTGGAACCCGACCAGCTCATGGGCGGTGCATAAGAGGAGGCCCGAATACCTGAGTGCCCTGGCGGCGGCAGGTCGCACCTCGGCTACAACCAGACCCGGCGCACCAGCGCTAGTAGCAGAGCAGGCCCGAAGGAAGGCGCTCCGGGGGCCGGCCGGCCGATGAGGATCGCCGAGGTCTTCCAGGAGGTCGTGCCGTCAGCTAAGGCGGTCACCGTCGTGGTCACGATAGCGGCCGGAGCATTCATGGCCGGGGTCGGCGCGGTGCTCAACTGGGGAGAGTATACAGACCTCCCCCAGGAGGTGGCGCAACTCCAGGAACAGCGCGTTGCTGCCGACCAGAGCATCACTGAGCTCTCCGATGGGCTCGAAGAGGCGGCTATGGAGCGTGCCCGGATCCTCTGCCTGGTAAGGCTGACAGCCACGGGCGAGGTTATGTCCCCCCTAGAGGTCACGGAGAGATGTCCATGAGCGGCCCGCTCGTGGTGGGTACCGATGAAGACATGGGGAAATTCTGATGGAAATAAATATGGGGATGCTCTCGATTTTGACCGCTTTGCTGGCAGCCGGTGCCTCTTACGGGGGGGTCAAGGTTGGCCTCAATGGACTTCGGGCGAAGGCGCGAGACCAGGAGGCTCTGGGCAGGAAGCTGGATGAGCGGGCAGACCAGCACGCTGATAGGATCACGAAATTGGAGGTGCAGGTGGACTACCTGAAGGAGCGCAAATAATGATGGGGTTCCTGTCGGGAATCATCGGCCCGATCAGCTCGCTGGTCGATAACCTCCATACCAGCGATGAAGAGAAGGGTCAGATCAAAATCGCGCTGGACACGATGCACAAAGAGCTCGCCATCGAAAGCCTGAAGTTGGAGAAGGCGCTGGCCGAGGCCAGATCCTCGATCATCGTTGCCGAGGCTAACAGTGAAAGCTGGATCACGAGGAGCTGGCGGCCCATGATCATGCTCATGTTCGGTGGTCTCATCTGCCTGATCTCAACCGGACTCATGGACGTGGAGGCATTGGCCGCCGTGCCTGACCGCCTGTGGACTCTCTTGTCGATTGGGATCGGGGGATACATCACGAGCAGGGGAGCTGAGAAGATCGTGCCCGTCATCGGCGCGATGAAACGCAAGGAGAATCTCTGATGGCTCACGACTGGCCGGGAGGGTTCAGCCTCCAGTGCTTTGCCCCCTCGGAGTTCGATCGTCCAGAGCTCATGGACCCCACGTTCCTCCAGGACCTCGATCGGCTACGGATGCGTTGTGGGTTCCCGCTGAAGATCACCGACGACGCTCGTAACCAGGAAGACCTGAATAGGATCTACGCTCGGGAGATCGCTAAGGGCCAACCGTATCCCACGACATCCTCGCACCTCCACCTGGGGGATATCCTGGTGAGGTCGGTGGACATCAAGCCGGCCATCCCCAACTCGAACGATGGTAGCGCCCTGAGCTTGGAGGAGCGCGAGCTGGAGCTCAGCTACCAGGTTCTCAAGCTATGGAAGGACGGTAAGTGGCCGAAGCTCGGGTTCGGGATAGAGACCGGGCACTTCCACATCGACGATACGCCACGCCTCGGCGCCAAGCGGCCGGCGTTCTGGGTAGCAGTCTCACGTTAACCAAAGGAGCTCGCAATGCCTAAGAAGAAGGGTGGCATGAAGAAGGGCAAGCCCACCTACAAGACTAAGTAGTTGTGCCGAGTCCCCCGCCGGTGCGCGAATCCTCGGCCGTCTCATTCTCGCTGAGCTTCCTGCTCCAGCTCGTCGCCATCCTGGTCGGCGCGGTCTGGGGGTACAGCCAGCTCGACGCGAGGATCAGGGTGATCCAGAACTCAAGCGTGCAGCACGATGAGTCCATCGCTCGCATCGAATCTACGATCACGTCCACGCAAGACCAGCCGATCTCAAGTGATTATGTGCAGAACACAAACATCACACAGATACTCCGGCGTCTCGACATGATCGAGCGCAGGCTCTACGGGGGGTGACGCCTAGCTGCCAAGCATCGGCAGCGTCCCCTTGGTCGGCCACGGCGCGACGAGTGGGTCACGGATGAGCTCACGGATGATCGCCGGCATCGGCACGTCACCAGCCAGGTAGCGCCGGATCGTTCGCTCGTCGCGCCGCAAGCACTTGACCGCGAACTGCCGGTCGCTGAGCCCGCTCTCCTGGATGCGGATCCGCAGCAGCGCGATGTCCGTGGTCCTCGATCGAGCTGTTCGCTTCATGGCAGATCCCTCCTGCCGGCTATGAGCCCAGCCCTGTACGACTCGCGCACCCTGTCGCCCTCGGAGGCCCTACCCGAGCTGACGATTAGCGTGGCTATGACCAGCCCGAGTGGGCCTCCGATGAGGCCTCCGAGTACGAGGCCAGCGGTGAATAACATCATCTCTCCTCCCTCTGGTTGTCAGTATTCGCCGCCCCACCGCGTGATGCAGATGGGGCCTATGCCGCGCTCCACCGAGATTGGGTCCGTGAGCTCCCTGCCGCAGATGGAGCACCGGCCTGTCAGGCGCCCGTGCTCGCGGGCCTTACCTACTGGATCCGAATCGATCGCCAGCAGCTCGTCGGCTGTCTCCCTAGCAGCGCCTCCCACAGGATGGAAGACGCCGTCCGGGGTGACCTTGCCTTGGTACTTCCCGTCGCGCTTCACGTACAGGGACCCGGGGTTCTTGTTGCCGTGTATCGGGGCAGCCTGAACCCGCAGGGCACCGATAGTGATCCGTGGCTGCTCGACCTCCGCACCCACCCGCTCGAACGCCTCTATCAGCCCAGGCACCGTGATGACCTCCTGGGGGCCTGGGATGCCCTCTGCCAGCTCTTGGAGCGTGACCACTGGTGCTGGTGCCTCTGGGGCCCCTACAACGTCGAGGCTGGCGTCTAGCACCCGCTGCTTGTCCACGACTAGGTGGACCTGCCGTGCGTCGATCGAGTCATCGACTACCAGGTGCTGAACGAGCACGCTGTCGTGCTGGCCGATGCGGTGGCAGCGATCTTCGCACTGGCTCAGGTTCCCGGGAACCCAGTCGAGCTCAGCGAACACGACGTGGGAGCTCCGGGTCAGCGTTATGCCGACGCCGGCTGCTCCGATGCTGCCGATGAAGTATTGCGCGTCGCCGCGCTGGAAGGCTTCTACTGCCGCCTGCCGCTCTTCAGTCGTGTGGTCGCCTGTGAGGGTCACCGCGTCGAGCTCATCTGCTAGGGCCCTCACCACGTCCTTGTGGTGGGCGAACACGACGACCGGGTGATCGATGCCCTTCAGGTGTTCGAGAATCGCGGGGACCTTGGCTACCGCAAGACGGTGCCGCACCTCGGAGAGCTCCTCGAAGCGCACCTCGGGCGACGTGACCTCCAGCGCTGCCTCGGCCAGCTTCTCCAGCCTGAGCTCCTCCCTGTAGTCGGCGCCGTCGAGCACGATCACCTGACGCTGCTTCGGCGGCAGCTCGTCCAGCACGTCAGCCTTGAGGCGACGCACGAGGATAGAGCTGCGGAGCTGCTCCTGGAGGTCGGGTAGGTTGGACGCGCCACTGAAGTCCCAACCCCAGTTGTTGCGCTCGGCGCCGCAGTATCGCTTCGCGAAGCGGAAGAAGTCGCCGAACTTCTCCGGTGCGAGATAGCCAGCTAGCGGCTGGAGCTCGACGGGACGGTTCGGTATCGGCGTGCCCGTGAGCAACAGCTTCCGGTCGGCCTGGATCGCGAGCGCGGCCTTGGTGCGCTTGGCCTTTGGGTTTTTGCAGTAGTGGGCCTCATCGATGATGACGAGCCCCCACTGACGCCCGTGCAGCTCGGCAGCGTGCTTCGCGAGCACGTCGTAGTTGATGACTACGATGTCCGGGTAGGATGGGAAGACCTCCCCGCCGCCATTCACGATGTCGATATCACGAGCGTCAACCAGCCACCGCCGAAGCTCGTTCCTCCAGTTCAGCTTGAGGGAGGCAGGGCAGACCACGAGCACCGTCTCGGGGCGCGTGGCGTTGATGACGCCGATGGCCTGGATGGTCTTACCTAGACCCATCTCGTCGCCGAAGAGCGTGGCGTCACGGCCCAGCGCGTAGGCGATGCCCGCACGCTGGAAGGGCAGGTACGCGAGTCCGTCAGGCACTGGGATGTCGATAGCTGCGTCGGTAGCGCGTGACGCCTCGACGCGGGCCTCGACCTCGGCGGCGTCAGGGCGCGTCCACTCGGACACCTGCCACGCGCCCTCAAACTTCGAGACGCCGTAGCCGGCGGCCTTAACGGCGTCTTTGCGCGAGCGCCAGACTTCCCAGAACTCGGGGGTGGGGGCGGCCGAGCGGACAGTGCGCCCGTCAGCCAGCTCCACGGTGTCCCCCCACTTCAGTTGGATGTCCAGCTCAAGCCCCCTCCGAGTTGCGAATCCACGCGGTCAGCGCCACGTAGTCCTCGGGGGAGAGGTGCTCCTCGAAGTCCACGACGTAGGACCAGCTCTCCAGGTCTGGAGTGCCGTTGATGTTGGTCGGCGCTCCCGCCCATCCACCTGGGCTATGCCAGTACGTGTGGCCGTCCGATTCGCGGTGATGGAACAGCCTGGTCGTGTCGCTCATGGTGTCTCCTTTGAAGGGGTTTTTTCCATGACCGAACCTAGTAGGGCATATGACCTAGCCGCAAGGGTGCCGCTCATGGGGCTTACCAGGAGAAGGTCGTTGTCGGTTCCCACGCCTGGCCCCGCTCTTCGGCAATCCGCTTGCCGGCTTCGCCCAACTGTTTCTTTTGCCGCCGCGACAGGTCTATGTGCCAGTCGCATAGCCAGGCTCGTACCATCACCGCTTCGTTAGAGTCAAAGGCGTTTGCATAGGAGGGATGTAGCACCTGCCCGAGTCTCAGCAATTCCCCCACCTCTTCCATTCCCAGGACCCGAGCCATAGCTATAAGGATCTCTCGTCGTGGGTTAGCAACCCGTCCGTGCAGGTATTCGCGCAACGTGCTCTCGCTGGTTCCCCTGACGCCTCCGGCCTCTCGCTTCACCGCCTCCGTGAAGGCCTTCATGGTGAAGCCGTTGTTAGTCGCTAGGAAGAAGGCCTCGCGTATTGCCGCTGATCGATCGTCCATGTTTCTTTTCCTCACAAAGGTGCGAGTTCGATGACAAGACGTTTGTCCTTGCGGTCGATGAACTGCTCAGGGAAGCCCACCCATTCGAGGTGGGCAGGGTCATCGTCCACGATGAACAGTGCTTTGACCAAAAAATCCTGCGGCCACTTCATACGTGCCGCCAGATTGTCA